GGCTTTGTGTCATCGTACTCATTTGCACCAACAGCAGGTTTTTTATTCTTTACTGCTAAATCGTAATCGCCTTTTTTAACCCAATTTTCTTCGTGACCCAAATGATTTTGTTCTTTCGTTTCTTCTGTGTCTGGGTTAGATTTCCATTTACCAGCTTTTTGATATTGTCCGCTTGGACGTTTATTATTATTGGAAACAGGAGCAAGATTGACACCAGTGTCAATTACTTCAAGTAGCTCAATTGGAACTGTAACTAAACCACCAAAGTTACCTGGTGATTTTTCTTGATAAAGATCAGCATGTGTAGCAGGTAGGTTGAGATGCCCTAAAGAACCGTATTGATTGTTAGGTGTGTGTAAACGACCCACACGTAAATTGTAGCCAGATTTTTCTGCACCCTCTAAGTGTGCTTTAGCTGAATCGCTTAGATTTTTATAACAATCTAAGGATTTGAAATCGGATTTAAGCTTTACTACGTCACCCTCTAAAAAACCAGCACCTTGTTTGTAGCGGTTATAGATAGTTTCATAGAGAGGGATAAACTTACTGTTCTTCATAAAATGTATATTATTACTTATGTTTTTATACTCTATTCCTAAGTAATTACATGCCATCGATCAGTTTTAACGGTCTACAAAAGGTAGTTACTACAAATAACTATACTTTTTCTGATGTTCATTTAGATTTTAACAATCCGATACAAAAAGATGTAGCTTTAGATTATGATGGTAGTGCTATAGTTAATTCGTTAATAAACCTGTTTAATACCATGCCTGGCCAGGATTTATTAAATCCAGAGTATGGATTAAATTTAGTTCAATTTGTTTTTCAACCAGCTACGGATACGACCGCTTACTTGATAGGTAAAACTATTATGGAGAACGTTACCGTTTTTGAACCAAGAGTAGCGGTTAAAAATATGGATATAAAAGTTAATACAGACGAGCAAACCTTTACTATTACATTAAGTATCGTAATCCCATCGTTAAACGCTCAAATTAATTTACCTGGTGTATTAACGAAAAATGGATTTTCTTTACTAACATAAAATGAATACAGCCTCTGATAATCAAAGTTTAAATATATCGCCAAACGAATACGTTGCGTTTGATGCACTATCGTTGAAGTCGTTTATTACTAATCGTTTGAATCAGAGCGGTATTTTTACTGATCAAAATTACGAAGGTTCTAATATTACTGCTATAAACAATATTATAGCTTATGCCTTCCACGTACTACTTTACTATCAAAATCAAACAGCTACAGAATCTTCATTTAGTGAAGCACAGCTTTATGAAAACATGAACAAGATCGTAAAGATCTTAAATTATGCCCCTGTTGGAGCGCAAACATCTACTTTATCGTTTTCAATTTCTGCTACTTCTGATTTAGCACCAGGCTACTACACAATACCTCGTTATACGTTTATAAGGGCTGGTAACAATTCATATTCTTTTAACCAAGACGTAACGTTCACTAAGACTATTACAGGTACTGAAAACTTGACAACTATAAGCAATCAATATCTTTTATATCAAGGTAGCTATATAGAGTACCCTCTTTACACTGCCCGTGGTGAAGCAAATGAAGCTGTGTATTTGGTTCCTGGTACTAACGTTATTGTTGATCATTTCAATATTGATGTTTATGTTAAAAACGTTTACACAGGTAAATGGACACAATGGAAGAAAACAGAAAGCCTATATTTACAAAATGCTACAGATACTGTTTATGAAGGGAGATTAAACAGCAATAAGAATTACGAATTTAAGTTCGGAGATAATATTAATGGTTTACAATTAAATGCAGGTGATGTAGTGGCTATATACTACTTACAATCTGCTGGCGCAAACGGTCAAGTTGGTACCGGAGCCATAACCGGTCAAAATGCTGCTGTTTATACAACTCAACAATTTTCAGTTGTACAGCCTGATGTTACAAGTAGCGATTTAGTACTGTTAGATGATGTAAACATATTAAATTTACAGTTTGATAATACAAACATATCAACAACATTTACAGACATAGAAAGTGTAGATAGTATACGTGCAAACGCTCCTGCTACATTTAGATCTCAGTATAGAGTAGTTACAACTGCTGATTACAAATCTTTTATTACTAATAACTTTGCAAACATTATTAATGATGTTGCGATTTTAAGCAATAATGATTATGTTAATAGTCATTTACAGTATCTTTACAATATAGGGTTAACCAACCCGGGTGTAGATTACAGAGTGCTATACAATCAAATGGCGTTTGCTGACGCAAGTAACTTTAATAATGTATACGTTTACGTGTTACCTAAAGCTACTACATTGTTAACTAACAATTATATAAACTATTTAACACCCGCTCAAAAACAATTAATCACATCTACTATTAAAGATAAAAAGACTCTTACATCTGAAGTAATTGTAATGGATCCGGTGTATTTAGCTGTAACAGTAGGTACAGGTATTGGTAATGAAGTTTCTACAAATGATATTGCAAATTCGAGCTTAGTAGTTACATTGCAAAGAGGTGCACAAACACCTCCAAGCGTAATACAAAGCAATATACAGGCTATATTTACAAATTATTTTAACCCAGCAAATTCAAAGTTAGGCGCTACTATTGATGTCACCTCTATTACTGGTGATATATTAGCACTACCAGATGTACAGTCTGTATCCACAGTAAATGATACGGAAACAGTTAATGGTGTTTCCTTTATAGTATACAATCCTTCTTACCCAGATAATGATATAAGCTTTACTTCTAAACCATTAACAGTATTACCATTTCAGGCAGTGTATTTGAGTGATATTACTGAATTACTTTCGCGTGTGGTAATACAACAACAAGCATCACAAAATGCCGCGATAGTAAACTTCTAATATGGCCCTAACACCTTTAAGTGCATTTTATGGAATAACGGTGAGTGGGCTTACAGCTGCCCCTCTTAGCGGCTTTACTTTAGCTACCCCGTTTACATGTGCACTATCTGCACAACCTGGTGTTACTCAAGCAGCAATTACTACGGATTATAATTTAATTTGGTGGTTTGGTGACGGCACATCCAGTACAGATTTTAATCCAACACATATATACAGTTGGCCAGGGGTTTACGAAGTTAAACTTGGTGTATTTAATAATGATACAACACCTATAGTGCGTCAGACGTATTCAGTGACAGTTACTGCTAATAACTTTATACAAGATAATTTAGTATGGGATTATAGTACGTGGCCAGATCTAAGCGGTACGCAATATAAATCTGGGGGATGTTTCCATGGTTATCAATCTTGTTATTCAGGCACTGTAGATCGTGGGCCTATACCCCTTACTGTAAATTATCAAACAAGCATATTAGATAATAGTACACTAAATTTTTCTTTTTATTCTGATAATTCCCTTTCTCAACCTTATACAGAAATACCTACAAGTCAGATATCTACTTTACGTCCAAGTTGGAGATTTACTTCAGCCTCTGCTACTAACTTAGCTGATGAAACTGTACTAACCAAATATAATCCAGTTAGTAGTGTACCGGTAATAATAGACTCTCAAGGACATCTTTCTTCTACAGGTACTTTAGTTGGGTTGTCTGGTACATTTGATATATTCTATGTAGATGATATTCCTTCGATGGTAACTAATGGAGTCACTCTATCTGCTCACCCAACTACATTATGGGTTACATTAGATACTTCAGATGTAGAAAACGTATTCGAATCTACACCTTCATATTCAAATTCTTTAGTTAGTTTATCGTCATACTACTACACACAAAGTTTTGTACCAGATCATTTAGACTTTACACTTAATGGTAGTTTACCATTTAATAATGTATACTGGCCTGGGGTAGAGAGTAGATTTGTTGTTTCAATTAACAGCCCTGTATTATCAACTACTTCATTCCTCTCAGACGTACCTTTATTAAACTACCCTATTACCCGTGGTCTTACTAATTTGTATGTACAGGCTTCAGCGTATTCAGGTGTACAAAACAACGTTATATTTAATATGAGTACTAACCCTGTAACAGGTACTCTTTCTAATGTAGGCTTTGTACGTCGGGATAGTTTAGGCAGAGACACAGGCGGTTATAGTATAAACACATTTACGCCTTACTTTACTGGTGGAGCTGTATTAAATGGTACATCTTCCATTATATATGTTAATGATTTAGTACCGAGTCTTTCGGCTGGTTATAACCCTACTCGAATACCAATACCGTCAATTACTATTAATGATAAAACAATTAACGGTGCAAGTAGCGTATTCAATTCTATAGACTTTAACTCAACATATTTCACTCGTAAGTTTGGCGGTGGTTTTGATTTTGGTGCACAGCTACAAACATATGCTCTACAGCCCACTATAGCTCAAAACACTAACCTATTTAAATACTTAACAGCAGCTGCAGGTACAAGTGCTACCAATGACGATACATATGGTGGTGTTGTATATGAAAAAATTAGTAATTTTGTTTCAAACATTTCCGATCCTTCTACAGCTAATGTTAATGCATTTTATTCTCTTGCACAATCCCTAAGCACTGCATTAGACAATTACAATTACGGATACAACATACCACCAGGTTTGAGTAGAGTGGTTGACTTATATTCTACACAACAGAGTGTGGTGTGGGGCGCTAACAATCAAGATGCACGTAACTTTTCTCTAAGCGGTGGGTTAGTAAACTTAGGCGGTATATTAACAGAGTATAACATTAGAAACACTACAGTGTCTGCAGGCCAGTTAATAGTGGCTAACGATTTATTTAATTCTCAGTATTTTGAGTTATTAGAAGTACCTAAAATTACTTCTTATGCTTCTATTACCGCTCGTGGGTTACAAAATTATTTTGCTCCAGCAAGTTCGTTAGCTTTCCCGCTAACAACATACCCACTAAGCGGGTTTTTCGGTTGGGGATTAAAAACACCCGTTCAATACAATTACCGGTTTTTTGTATATAATTCTACAGTTAATGGACAACAGGTAGAAGGTTTAGTGAATTGGTCTGATCCTTACACGACGCTTTCAGTACTGTCTGGTGCGAATCATGCAGATTGGGTAAAAGACGAAGGCATCTTAGAAAACATATTTAACTACTATATACATAAAGGATTGGGATTAATAAATTAATAATATGCCTGTTTTTAATACAATAAACACTTTAACAAATTCTACTACAGTATTAAGTGGTGGAGATTCTACTCAACCATATTCTTATCAAGATTGGTTAGCACGTAATAGTAGTGTTTCACCGAGTGATGCTTATAATCAATACAATGCTTATGTTACAGGGTGGTACGTTAATAAAGGTCTTTCTAATGCAGTGTCTGTCGACTTTGTTAAACAGTACTATGTAAACTTTTTAGAAACATTAGGTATTACCGCCCGCAATAAACAAGAAGAGTATTTTTTTAAAAATGTAGATACAGGCAACGATTTAAGTTTACAAGCAACTATAGTAGGTTATGCACGCAGGTTAAAAGATATTGCTGTATATCTTTCTAATAAACGCAATCATGTAGTTTATACTAAACTTAAAAGCAATTTAACGGGTACAAGTATTTCGTTAGAACGTATGTTTTATAACTACATACTAACAGCCTTTACACAAAAAACTACACCAGATGGTATTATAACAACCAGTTTTACTATTACCAGTCCGGATATTTTAAGCTCTTTACCTCAATTAAATAGTGTATCAAGTAATTTTAGAGTAGAGGTACAAGAACTATATGATACCTCGAATTACTTTGATAGAGACCCATCTGTATCGATAAATACTTATACTACAGTTACATCCGGTACTTCAGAAGCTCTTTATAATGCTGGTGTTTATAGTATTCCAGAAGAGTATTTGATTGCACAGGTTGTAGCTGCAGCTGCACAAGCAAATTCACTTTCAATGGCAACAACGCTACCAACATATTGGACTTTTATATCAGATGGTGTTACTACAACGTACACTTTAAACGGTATTACCTCTTCCCGTGCAAGTGACTATCAGGTCACTGTAGATGGTGTTACACAAACACCTGATAGTTCTTATACTATTAGTTTAACCAACCAAACAATTACATTCAGTGAACCACCCCCTGCAGGTAATACATTATTAATTGTAATACGTTACTAATATGTCTATAATTAAAGTTAACACAAATATGGTAAATCAAGCCGGGGGGCTTGGTACTTCTGGCTATAGCGGTATTTCTGGTTATAGTGGTAATGCTTCTGGTTATAGCGGTTATTCAGGCTATTCTGGTGCTAATGGTGCTTCAGGTTATTCCGGAGCAACTATATCAGGCTGGTCTGGTTATAGTGGTTACTCCGGTTCCGGTATTTCAGGTTATAGTGGTCAAGCAGGTGCAGCTGCCTCTTCTGGTTATTCCGGTTATAGTGGCTCTCAAGGTACAAGTGGTTACTCTGGTGCTTCAGGTTATTCTGGTATATCTGGATTTAGTGGTGCGATAGGCTCTTCTGGTTATAGTGGTATTTCTGGACGTTCTGGTTACAGTGGTATATCTGGTTATTCTGGTGTAAGTGGTTTTAGCGGTAGTGGTGTGTCAGGTTATTCCGGAGAAATTGGTTTATCTGGGTTTAGTGGTTATTCAGGTATAGGGGGTCGTAGTGGCCATAGCGGGTGGTCCGGTATTTCTGGTTGGTCAGGTTATTCTGGTTACTCAGGTACAAGCGGTTATAGTGGCTCGGGTATATCTGGATGGTCTGGTATAAGCGGTTTTTCAGGAGCAAGCGGCTTATCTGGTTTCTCTGGTATGTCAGGTGCGTCAGGTTATTCTGGTTTCTCTGGTACTTCTGGTTTTTCTGGTGCATCAGGTTTTAGCGGTTATTCAGGATCTGGTACTTCTGGTTTTTCTGGTATATCAGGTTTTAGTGGTACATCAGGTTTTAGCGGTATAAGCGGTTTTAGTGGTATTGGTACCTCTGGTTATTCTGGTTACTCTGGAACATCAGGCTTTAGTGGTACTTCGGGTTTTAGTGGTGTGTCAGGGTATTCGGGTACGTTAGGTATATCTGGTTATAGTGGTGTGTCAGGGTTTAGTGGTGTATCAGGTTATTCAGGTATATCTGGCACATCAGGTACAAGAGGCACAGTGTGGTATACAGGTAATACTAACCCGCTAAATACTATTCCAGGCCTGCAAGATATGGATATGTATTTCCAGAATGTAGATAATACAGTCTGGAAATACGGTGCTGGTACAGGTACTTGGTATCTTTTATCGAATATTACCGGTCAATCAGGTTTTAGTGGCGTTTCCGGCTTTAGCGGTACATCAGGTTGGTCCGGCTATAGTGGTATAGGTATATCAGGTTATTCTGGTGTTAGTGGTACATCTGGTTACAGTGGTTCTGGTATCTCTGGTTATTCTGGTTATTCCGGTATAAGCGGTGCAACAGGTGCTGCATCTGCTTCTGGTTATTCTGGTACGTCAGGTTACTCTGGTATCTCTGGTTATTCAGGTTCTGGTGTTTCTGGTGTTTCTGGTTATAGCGGTACAAGTGGTTTTTCAGGTACTTCCGGTTATAGCGGTCCTGCAGGTAATGCTTCTCCTGTACCTTATTTTAGAGGTAGTAAAACAACCGGTCAAGGCTTTACAGCAATCGGGCAAACATTAAAATTTAATTCAGCTGATACCGATCTTGGTTTAGGTGCTATTACACTCAATACATCAACCGGTGTTATTACTTTATCTGCTGGTTATACATATTCATTAAAAGCTCAAGTCCCTTCACTTTCTGCTTCCGGTGGTACCAGCCGACCAGGTTTCGGTTGGTACAATGTAACAGCTTCTACAGCTATAGGTAGTGTTGCTGATGTATACAGTGCTTCTGATGCAGCCGGTTTTGCAGCTTTTGGTGGTATAGCTCAAGCAACAATCACACCGGGTGTAAATACACAAGTTGCGTTGCAATTAACAAGCTTTAACGGTGGTACTATCGGAGTAAACTCTAATACAGACTTTACCGGTAATGATGATCCTTGGTTTGAAATAGAAGTGGCTGGTAAAGGTGGTGCAACAGGCACATCTGGTTATAGTGGTTACAGCGGTACATCTGGTTATTCAGGTTCGGGTATAAGTGGTTACTCTGGTTATTCAGGTACAGGTGTATCTGGTTATTCTG